GTCCGGCCTATCGAAGACCGATCTCTGTTAAATGTGATTACGCAGGAAGTAAAAATTTTCCCCGGATACCGATCCGGGTATTAAAAACCTTCAAGAATAAATTCTCATTTAAGATAATTATTAACAGAATCGGAATCCGATTATCACCTAAATTGCAGTCCCGCATAAGGGATTACTCTACAATATATTATAGGCGGCTGGGCCATCCACAGCTCTTTAAGATTATGGCGCTACCGTTCGCCAGATGCCTGGTGCACAGGTCATGAAGAAACAAGAGAAATCTTCACCTGCAGCTTGAAAAGCAAGCATCGGGTTACGGTCAGCATTCATACCAGTTACCACGTGACGTAAAGCCAAAATTTGATCCATAGTTGGGTTTTCCAAAAGGGGTTCCTGCTGCGGTGTATCGCGGCAGACCTGGAAGTTTGCCGCTAGGTCAAAACGGGTATTAGAATAGAAAGGTGACTCAACTTCTAGGGTTGGCTGTACCGAATTTTCGGTAAAAGCCATCCCATTATAGCCATGAGGCACTAGGCCGTCCAATTGGGACGGAGTAAGTGTCCACTGGTCTACAGGAGTATATCCTATACTATTTATGGTAGCGATAGGCGCAATGCGCTCTACCCACTGGTATGATTTGCCAGGTCCACTCGAATTACTGACCGAGAGTTGCGTCTCAAGGTCAGGAGCTTTGGTGCCACTCATATACAAAAATTTGTAACGAGAAGCACCACGCCGTGCAATATACATCGGCGAAAAATAGCTCACAAACGAGTTTCGTCTGGATGTTATGGTCAGAGAACTAACCTGCTTTGGAAAATGCGGATAAATCCGCTCCAAAGAATATGGTTTGTTCTCGGGACCGATCGGGTTGTTCAATTGAACATCGATCAAATTGTACCTCTTACAAAGTGCCCGAATCGATTTGATTTGCTCACCAAAAAACACTTGCGGGTTTTGGGTATCAGCTTTCGAGCCAGTGTGTAACTCGTTGAAAGAATCAACAACACGACTGCAGTCCGAAGAAACTGCAGCAAACTGACTAAACTCGGCTTTAGACCAAGCTGCTTGAAATCCAACGCTAGCGTCATCCAACTCGTCCGGCTGCGCAAATTGCATATCGCTTCCACATTTCATGTAAACGTTAACTTGCACAGGCGAAGCGGCCGCTGAGGCAGGGCCGTTTGTCGGGTTTGGTGCTACGAGCTCATTGATAACACTTACATTAAAAATGCCCATATGGACAAGACTATTAAAGTGTTGATTCAAATCGTAAGAGGTTTGCGTCGTATTAACGGGCGCAAAGGCGGGTTTGGATCCGGAATGTCCAATAACCGTTTCCCAAGTACGCAGCCACGGTGAGTTACTTATGTAATCAACTGTAAATTCTGCTTCATTAGATTTTGCCAAATCTAAAATCATGGAAAAACGGGATTCCGTATCAGGCGAATAAACATCTGAAATTGGTAAAGCTATAGAAAAACCATCTCCATCAGTTCTATTCAGAGGATCAAAATCTAATTTCAACCGACCAGAATGGTACGGTGAACATACGACCTCAATTCGATACGTAATAGACCCACGCCAATACCTAAAAGTATTAGCAATGTGTCCTGCCGGCGTGTCTTGCCTACATTGACGTTCAGTACCATCGACACTGAATGGGCCGCTAAATCGCGGCATGTTAGGCGACACAAGTGCGCTAAAGATTATATCTGTAGCGCCTGGGGTGGTAAACTGACCTGAGGCTTGATTCCATTCGGCGCGCGCAATAAATTGTTCACGCTGAACGATTGATGAGATAGCCATCTCGTCAGTTCCCCGTACGCCTACAGTCGATGGATCAACTGTAAGCTCTTGTTTCGGGTCCAGGGCAAGCGAATAAGACGAATCCTCTCCAATAGTATTAGCCAGGCGGCCATGTACCTTTGGAGTATAGCGCTCTATCGGAACCTGCATAGTGGGAGTAGAAAAGCCAAAAAGCTTAGCCATATCTGCCACTGCGCTAGCTCCGATTTGTGTTGCCCTTGCGAAAGGTCCAATAACCGGAACACCGGAAAGCATTCCGGCAGCTTCGGCGACGGCACTAGCTGGCGCTGAAACAGCACCATCATGGTATTCGTCGGACACGGGAGTCAAAATGTAAGCATCAAAACACTTGCACTTGCTCTCGAATTTATCGCAAATATAACACTTATCTTCACAGCAGCCGCAGACTCGAGAATCTGAAGCTCCAGTGGCGGTAAGCGTCGTGGCACCCGTCAAGTTCACGTTTTCAGCCCAGGCATAAACCGTTGCGGTCAACTGCTCAATTGCAGTCGAATTGGCAATTCGTAGCGGATTCAGATCATAAAATAATAATGTCCCGCACGAACTATACGGGTTTCGCCCAGCGATTGGAAATCCATTCAAATGGTACATAAACGGAAGCTTAAGCTCCGCTACTGTACTTTTAGACGGGTCCAAAATCACATGAGGGTAAGTAGAAAAGTGCTGATAAACAGAGTCATGAGCACTGTCAGACTCTGCAACAGAACGTTTATACCATTGAATCTGTTCACGGGCAACACGATTTCGTGTGTCACCTGATACAGCATTAGACACTTCTCCGTAAGGAATATAAACGACCATAAGCTTACCGTACTGAAACGGGGTACCGTTAAGTACAATACGAACAACCTGATCCCAAGATGCATAAGCATAATTCTTGAGCTTGTTCGCAATACGAACGTTCTCCTGCCACATAATCCACGGATTAATTTCAACAAAAACTGAAGACCTCGTGAAAGTTGTTGCCCAAGTAGTTGACGCAATCTGAATAGGTCGCGAGAAATATTTGTCCAGAGGTAAATTGTCAGAGAACGGGTCGCTGTAAGTTGAGTCTCTTGGTGCCGTGGCATCCATACGATACAAAGGTGCCTCCTCCATGAACGTAACCGTCTGCGACACCAATGGTGTAGACGCTTGATGTTCGGTAGTAGTAATATCATTAGATTTGACAGCATCCGTATCAGACTCGGTAATAGTGGGGCCAACATTGTCCCCATTTGTAGTATTAGTTGTCGGAAGGCGATGGGTACCTTCTCCCTGGCGGCCTCACGCCATTGGGGGAAGTACATACCATACTCTGGGTCTTTGGAGAATAAATAGGCCCCCTAGAGTAATACAGGCTAAAAAGCCAGTCCTATTATCATCTCTCTTGCATATACCTGTACCTTATGGCATGTTTATCAGTACATGGTCAGGGTTCAAGAAAGACTGCTATTTGGCGTACCTCTTCATAGCTTAGAGGTGAGCACCCTAGTCAAAGTTGTCAAGATCGAAATCTGCAACTGAATCTAGAGTCTCTGGAATCCACGGAGTGATTCCTTCTTCGCTGAATTGTTTTCTCATAACCTCATCGTAAGTGAAGTAATGATAATCGGGTCTCAGCGTTTTCAAAGTCGAGACGCGCGCGTCAAATTCTGCGCGTCCATACTGGGCAAACTCAATTTGCGCAGCTCTAAAGCATTGCATTTCATGTTCTTGTTCAGTAATCGCACTCGACTTAATCCCGATCGTAAGCATTTTCATGATACTCGGCTTCTCAATTGGACACGTCCACACTTCGTACTCCTCATCGAATCGCCACTTGCGTTTGCAAATTGTAGCGTTCTCGAGAGGAACAGTTCCGTAAACGTTGTCTGATTTATCGGCAGGCGTATAAGCCATGCCAATTCCTTTGAAAAAAGCCTGAATTGTCATGAAATTAAAATAAGGCTTGGATTCATCAGAAATGGAAAGCGTGTTGTCATCTCCGCACGTAAATAATTCAACGTTCTTGCGGTAACCCTCAACAAGCTGCTCATCGGTACAAGGACCGTAAGCAGTGCGAAGGGTGTAAAATGCCATACGCATGTAGAGTGAATTGATGATATCATTAAAAAAGAATGTCATCAAAACACCTGACGAAAGTGATCCAGCTGGCCGCATTATGTCGCGGTTAACCAAAAGGATAGGGCTGCACATGTCGGAGATAATACTCCGAATGGAATTTTCAGCCTCTTTCGTCATTTCTTCACCATGTTCCAAGTATGCCCACTTGAGGACTTCCCAAACAACCGTACATGCCGAAAGCATCATCAGTGTCGAAATCTTTTTGTCGAACTTGCTAAAGTCGCCATTGATAACGTTGGGATGGTTTGAAAGGCGCTTGTAAATGCGCCCCCAATCTTCGGAGTAACAATTCACTCCTCCGACTGTCTCAGTGGTCAAAAAATTTGCCGTGTACACTTGCATGATACTTCCGAAAAACTTTTTACAAAGTAAATAGTAATTCATCGGTCCAAGCGTAAAAAGTCTTATCTTACGAATTTTAACTTTTTCGGCGTCTCGTGGTTCATCTTTAGCGCAGCCCTTGAAGACCACGCCATTTCGTTGACCTTCGCATGCCCGCTGAAGCATTGCATCGAATTTTTGCTGCATCTGTTCGGAAAGATTGACAGCATTCGGATTGCTTTCAGTGGGAGCAGGATCAAGATGAACATGCTTCTTCCCTGTCTCAGGGAAACCAACTGAAGTATTCTTTGGCATCGACTTGATGCCCGCACCGTCGCCATTCAGGCATTCGTGCAAGCTCAAAAATCGAATGTGTTTGAAATCTTCAGCCGTCTTGAAATTCTCAACGACGTCCTTGACAGCTAAATTCAAAAATTTCATATCGATGCCAGTAACTTGGTGTGCAAAATCCTTAATAGCATTGCGTTCAGGAGAAAAGTATTCATCGTCTCGAAGAAACGGCTTGAAAATTGGTGCAACCAAATTATGTTGATATTCGTTGGGAAATTGCGCTTTGATCTGTTTAGCCAAAGGATACTCGTAGACCATAGTCTTCGGAGTCCTCAGCTCAGCATCCGGCAAACATCCATCGGACTGCGTGGTACCCAAAGTATCGGGCGCCATGTGTGCAACGTGACATCTGCTGTCAACGTCTGTTGTCTCCAAATGGCCGACTAAAGGAGATTCCTGAAAAGTCATTCCACTGCATGGAGACATGATCAAATTGCGCTTCTGTAGCTTCGCCACCCCGTCACGAATCTTCGCCATTGAAATGACGTGAAAAAATGACATTTTGTTTGGGATGGAAGCTGCGCAAACAATTCCATTGAGATGAACTTCTCTACCCATAACGGTAATCAGTGGAGAACCACAATGACCATCGTATGGATGAGGAAAATCACCAAAGAATCCTCGTGGAGTGTATGATTGATCCTTGTCTTTGTATGATTTACGATCTGTGTAATAGCCTGTAAAAGGCACTTTCATAAAATCGTATGGTTGTTCGTTGCGCACATGTAAATTGTATCCAGACACTTTTCGTGCTGAACCAGTGTATTGCGCTTTCTCAGGAATGTAATTTCTAATGTCTTTAAACGGATGAACATCGACAAGACGGACTACTGCAAGATCTTCGTCAATGCGCTCAACGACATAATCGGAGCCTTTCATGTTGTACATGTGTGCATTTTCCATAAGACCTCCAGTAGCATGTCGAATCACGCGGCACGTGTGTGTGCCACGAGCGAAGTACTTGGCAGCATGCCAATTGACAAGAGCATATTGCTCGTATATTCCCATGGCATGCACGCGGACATTAGGAGTGCCGATGAACTCAACTTCAAGCAAATTTCGCTTGACATGTTTTGTAAGCACCTCCTCTCCAGCGCACGATGCAGGACCCTTGTGAATATAGCCCTCATCTTGGTCCCAAGGATTCCCCTTGATTTTCGTACTAGCAGGAGTGCCAGCAACCTGGGAATTCATGGCGGGTTTACACTCATTCTTATCTGAGGTAATAAAACGGTAAATACCGTAACCAGCCATAGCTGCGCCAAGTCCAATAAGGACTTTCCACATACCTCCAGTTAACATCTCGAGTTTTGTCTCTTTGATTCGCTCGCATCGACGGATAAGGTTGTCCGCACGAAGCAAAACAGAGTCCAAACGACTTACATCAACCATGGTCTCTGCTTTCAAGCGAGTCACTCGGTTGACTAGAGCATTGCCCATGTTCAAAGACACACGAGCTTTCTCCAAATCTTCTCGGATTTTCTGCCTTTCAACTTGAAAATCTTGCAATTTAGAAACAGCACCCTCCCAAAGGAAGGACGCAATCCAATACAAAACCAACAAAAGGCCAAGGTAATGGTATGACATTTGATCCTGACTAGCGTAATAAAACGCTCCATCAGGGTCAAAACCAGCTGTGGGAACCAAATTGTCATCGTCGTGATGACATTCGGAACAATGGAAAAGTCCGTGTCCGCAAAGCTCGGAAGTTAATCCGGTAACTTGATCGCGAACATGTTTCAATCCGTCTTTCTTTTCCAAATGAGCACGAGCTTGCTGTGTAACGTAATCAGCTGCTTTTCTAAAATCCCAAGTCTCTTTAATTTCAGTGAAACCTGAAGCAGCAGCTTTATATGGGTGGAACGTAACGATGTCCCACTTGTTGTCACACTCTTTAACTTTCTCAAAGTTAAGACCATGTGCTCCTTCTGCCTGAAATTCCGGCTTAATGCGGACCTCAAGCATGACATGCATTCGACGAACAAATGCGTCAGAGTTTGTAATATAACCCTTAACGCCAAAACAATCCTTAGGATGTAAATTTGTCATCAAAATATTCACGTACGGCTGATAGAGAATTTTGCCTTTCTCCTCAACAGAAGCACGGGTTGGAAACCAATTGTTCTCACCCAAAATCGAAGTAATATAGTTCATAACTAAATTGTCAGTATCACGGTCAGGTCGAGTTGACCCAACCTCATCAAAGGCAACTACAAGATCTCGTGATGGATGATAGGTAGACAAAAATTTGTCTCCCTGATTGATGGTAACCATGTACTTTTTGAAAGCATCTAAGCTCTCTGCATCATGGCGGACCTTCAATCCATTCGCGGCGAAAAACGCAAGGGCTTCAGAAATCCAGGTGGATTTACCCGTACCTGGTTGACTGTAAAGCCCAATGTTGAATGGCAAAGGCCGTGAGCCGTAATCAGCACACCACGACATAACACGCATCTCAGACACCTTCCTATAAAGGGGTGTCATAACACTGCGAACAATAGGATCCCGCGAAAGAATCTTATCGTATTTGTCGTAGCACGAAGCAAGGTTTCGTCTCCATAAATCGTCGGAAACGTAACCTTCTTTCTCATTACCATTACGGTAACGAGTCCACTCAAACTGGATAAGCCAGCGAGCGCACTTCATCCAAGAAGTAGGATCATCACAAGAAAATTCATCCTTTTCATGGCCAATCATGACAGCTCTAACAGCCGTAACGATGGACATAAAAGTAGAGCGCAATAAACGCGCCATTTCAAATTTGTTCATTGAATGAGTAATCTTAATTTCCTTACTATCAAGGATTCCTGCCATAATGGCAGCCCAATGAACATCATCGGTCTGCGCTCCGAAAATTTCGGAAGCTATGGCACACGCGAATACTTTCTGAATAGCAATAATAACGGCATCAGGAATTTGATCCTTCATGTCGGTAATGCTGCCCAAAATATTAGACTCGTGATCTTCGCCATCTGAAGCAGAAGCTGGGGTCCAAGCCTCGTTAAAGGCCTGGAGCTCCCAATGTTCTTTGGGCGATTGCCTGGTAATCAGGCTGTCTAACAATGCAATGAGAGTTTCACGATGGCCCACAACTGTGAGCGAATTAATGAAATTAACAAGACATAAAATGCGAGTAACACCATCACCGCGGTACATAATACCTGCGGTGGTGATTGCGTTGATAAGCAACTGAATAGCTCGCGTCTCTTTAGTCTCACGCATCTGCTTGACAAATAAAATAATAAGCTGGATAACCGACATATGGTCGGAATCTTCCGGCTCTACTTGTGCCTCTTCGGCATATGTAGCAGCCATGGATTGATCATAAGCAGCAACTGGACGCAATTTAGAAAAAAGATTATTCATCTTCTTCTTAATGCCAGTAGTGTTATCAATATCCATATCATCAAGATATTCATCAATAATGGATCCATAATCAAACTCTTCTTCGTCCATAAGGGACGGAGTCTCGTAGGACCCAGTAGAAAACTGTGACGAATGAAAACTATGTTCGTCGCCGCCAAATAAAAGCTCTTTTAGCATGTCAACCTTATAATGGGCGACAAGCTGCAAAGCGGCAAACGATTCTAAATCGTCGGTGAGATCTACTATATCTTCCAAAATGCAATCAGGAATAAGAGAAGGAAAAAGAGGAGGTTCTACTACCTCGACTTGTTCATCATCATATTCAAATTTGCTAATAATGGAAGCCCAAAATTCAGTTTGAGTCCAATAATAATATAGATAAGCTACAAAATTAAATAAAACATGGAACGCTAATCGTTCATGAAACGGAAGGCTCTTAACTGAATAATGAAATACTAAAGCGGGAACACGATTCAACGTGGCTCCATAAAACATAAACTCATATATGGGAAAAGTATAAGAATATGTTGTGCTAAATCGACAAACCTCTTCTACGAGAGGTCCGAGGAAAACTAACATGGGAAATAAACTATACCCATTTTCAAATAAATAATTATATACAGAGCTATTTACAAAAAGTGATAGGCCAATCAAAGATGTGGCCAAGTACGCATAAAAAGCGTACGTAATATAAATATTAGGGGTGACACCTAGTGTGTCGAAACTAACAGTAAATATAAATTGATCGAAATTACCCATAAAAAGTATTCGTGTATCGACTCTATATGTATGTGATCGTTGAACAGGGGCTAATAACCCTGACATATATGGTCAAAATTGGTGAGCATTTTTGTCTTAGGAAGAAATTCGAAACCTATTATACACCTTACACACGTGGTAAATTACACGCTATCGGAATGCAAGACTTAATGACGGTCGCAATAATTAAAAGCAAAGTTTATGCAATAATTAAATTGACTGGGAATTTAACGCATTTCAATACGCCAGTTAAGTCAAAGACTGGAACTTAAGTAATAATATACAATAAAAATTGTGTTATAGTTTAAGGTACTATGGACCTAACAATGTGTTCAAATGATAAAAATTTGTTAATAATTTATCAAATATACTTCTACTAACTAGGATTACAACTAAATACGAAGCAAGCTGAATAGCCATAAGGGGAACGGGAAGTTCTCGACCGAACCCAATATAACTCTAGCTGTTCTGCAACATAAGAAACTCAAATGAGTCCGGTTTCGCACCGGTTTGTAAATGTAATGTGTTAACCAAGAAAAATCTAAAAACGGTAAATAAGTGAAGTCGTCATCACTATAAAAGTGACGACACGTAAAAGTGACAATGTGATTTGTGGGGGAGGAAATTCCTCCCCC